GCAGTCCGTCAGCGTTCCGCTTTCCATGATCCTGAATGACATTGGCGTTCTCCTAGTTGGACAGATGATATTGGGCGGTGTCGAGAGCATCCTGCTTGCAGGACGTGAAGGCGTCAGCCTTATGGAGGTACTCGCCGTTCTCGAAGAACTGCACGATGTACTCGTTCCACTCAGTGTTGCGTCGAACCACCACGGACCTGCCATTGGGGTTGGAACCACGGTAGATGATACGGTTAGCCATTGGGGATATCATTGTGCTTACTCCTGATAAAAGCTGACGAAGAGGACGGTGCAGGAACCACGGGGTGTAAACTTAAGGGTGTCGCCGTAGTCTTCCCAAGTACCTCGAACGCCCTTGAGGCCCATGAGGTTCTTGGCAAAGCCCTTGACGAAGGACAGAGGAGCCGTAGGCTCCACGAGGAAGTTATCCCGCTTAACCCAAGCGTAGTTGGCCTCGCCGCCGAACGTGTCGGTGTATTCGACTGTATACTTATACATCTGTTATCTCCATCGGTCGGTGATCGACCGTGGCCCAGTGTCCCAGAAACCCGGCTCGGCGTCGATGCGACACATCGTCGCACCCCTTAAGTTTACGTAACTATCTGTGAAATTAGGCGAGGTATCTGTTGTAAACAGATAGGCTAAGTGTTTGAAATCGTTATTGAATTTCCCTACTATCTGAACTATCTGTGTTTTTTGTGTTAATGTGGTGGTAATTTAGGGTGCCATGGGGTGGCGGCTCGTTACGCATCCGAAATGAAATCTAAAAAAGGTTAGTGACTCTTTAATTTTTAACAGATAATATATATATATAGGATACCAAAAAAATATAGATCGAGCTAAGTCCTTGGTATCATTGGCACTTTTCTAAAGTTTACGTAAACTGTTCACGGTTTACCCCTGTAAACTTTCAACTTAGATAGTCTGTATTGCTGCACCGCACAAAACGTTAAGTCGTTGATTTCATTAGAGCGGCTACAGATAGTTTACTGTAAACATGCCGTTTTCGGTTTACAATTACGCCCTTTTTATGCTGCAATGCGGTAAGTTTACTATTTTGTAAACGTATAATTACCTAGAGGCCGTGTTAATCTTATTTTTAACGTTGAGCTATAGGCCCCCGACGTATGGCCCTACACACCCCAACGCGACCGCGCAAAAAGCGGACAACAAAAAACCCTCCCGAACCGAAGTCCGAGAGGGTGGAGGTTATCGTTGGCTTGCAAACCACGTCAGTGCGTCAGCGACCGAGTGGAAGTGGCCGAGGCCGGGGCCGATCCAGTAGCCATCTGGGTGACGCAGTTCCCAGAACTTGCCGCTGGCGCGGTAGCGAAGGATGTAACGCATGGCAGTTTCCTTTGGTTGTGGGTGGCGGGACCATTCCCGCCACCCTTGCTTGTTACCGTTGGGACAGAACCTCAATCCGGTGTTTCTCTTTGAGGCGGCGCTTGATCGCCTCGCTCTGCTTTCGCTTGATGGTCACCTCGACCGTGTAGCGTTTGCCTTTCACCTTGACGGTGATCGTGAGATGCTTTTCCATTTTCATTTCCTTTGACTGAGGGAAGGTAGGTCCCGCCCGGAGGCGGGACCCTTTGGTGTTACTTGGCCTTGTTGGCTCGGAAGGTCGCTTCCGAGATGAGCTTGTCGGCGTTCTTCTTTGCGAAGGCGTCGATCTCGTTCTTCATCTCGGAAATCTTAGCCCAGTGCCATGCGTAGAAGTGCATGGTGACCGAACCCTTTCCTGCCGGAAGGGTGACGTTGATGCCACCCTTGTCCGAGAGTGAAATGCCAACCTTAGGCTTCTCAGCCTTGAGGGCCTCGTTCTCAGCCTTGAGGCTGAGGATGAGCTGCATGAGCTGCTCGTTCGAGGGCGTTTCGGCCTTCACGTTGGACTTAGCCATGATAGTCTCCTTACAGTGTCAATCAGCAGGGGCTTTGCAGCCCAGCCCCTGCGAGGGGCGCTGGAGAGCACTTGCTTTCCAGTGACTCCAATATGGCATAGTCATCCCAGATTGTCAAATCGGTGCGGCAAACCGGGCGTTTGGGCCTTGCCAGTGAGCACGCGAAAGCGCGGCGCGGCGCGGCGGAAGCAGGGCACCGGGGGTACATGGACAAGAAAATCCGACCGGCCCCCCATTTGTAGGCAACCTCTCAAAGCAAGACCCCTAAAATCATTGTTAAAATTAACAAGACCCCCGAAACCAATGTTAAATTTAACATGCAACTTATACGGATCGGCCGTTCCAAAAGCGCACCCACTTGACACCTTCGCTCGTGGAAGTTACGTTCGCTGCATGTTCGCACCCGTCGAGTATACCAAGTGGACTGACCGTCTCTGCTTCGACATCGCCCTGCGCTTGGAGGGTAGCGGAGAGGACCTCCCTGAAATTCTCAACAGGCACAGCCTGTCCTCGACCGAACTCGTGGAATTTTCCAAGGACCCGGTGTTCGATAAGAAGGTCAAGCACTACCGTGAGGAAATCAGGGATAAGGGCATCACCTTCCGCCTGAAGGCCCGTGCCCAAGCCGAGGAACTCCTCACCACTTCATGGACCTTGATTCACCACCCGGATGTGAGCGCAGCGGTCAAGGCTGACCTGATCAAGTCCACCGTCAAGTGGGCTGGCCTTGAAGCCAAGGGTGACGCCGACGCGGGCGCAGCCGGTGGTGTGTCGATCACGATCAATCTCGGTGGTGAGAAGCAGGAGATGCGCGTTGTCGAACATGAGCCTGCTGAATCTCTTTGACGACCGTGGCGTTGCCACATTCACGTCGCCGCTTGCCGCCGCCGAAGTCGAAAGTCAGTTGAGGGACAACAATCTGTCCTTCCGTACACGGATCATCAAGACGCGCAAGCGCGGACTTGAGTACAGGATAGACCTCCTCAATGGGCCTTGAGATCAACTACACGCCGCCTGCCACCGGCAAGAAGTTCATGGAGAACAATGCCAAGATGCGTGTCCTGATGGGACCCGTTGGCTCTGGTAAATCCGTGACATGCTCATTTGAAGTAGTACGTCGTGCGTCGATGCAGGCCCCGAACAAGCAAGGTGTCCGCAAGACACGAGCAGCAGTGGTGCGCGAAACCGCACGCCAGCTTCAGGACACGACGATCAAGACCTTCCTCGACTGGTTCCCACCCGGTGTGTGCGGCGAGTACATGCGCACCACGAAGACCTATTTCTTCAAGGTCGGCAACGTCGAGTGCGAGATCATGTTCCGTGCGCTCGATGATGCGGACGATGTGGCGAACCTCAACTCGCTTGAGTTGACCTTCGCATGGTTCAACGAGTGCCGGGACATCCACCCTGACATCGTGGACGCTATGTCCAAGCGTATCGGTCGTTTCCCGTCCGCGAAGGACGGCGGTCCGACGTGGCACGGGATGTGGGGCGATACCAACCCGCCGACCATGGACACATGGTGGTACTACCAGCTTGAAGGTCTTGATCCCAAGGACGGCGTGTCGCCCAACGACAACGGTTGGGCAGTGTTCAAGCAGCCATCGGGGAGGAGTCCCTATGCGGAAAACGTGGAGAACTTGCCGGAAGGGTACTACGACACGCAGGGGCGGTCGGAGGAGTACATACGGGTCTACATCGACGGTGAGTATGGGCTGTCTTCGGCGGGTATGCCGGTCTACAAGTATTTCCGTACTGATTATCACATGGCCTCTGAGCGTCTTCGCCATATTGCCAATGGCGTTCGTCCCGTTGTGGTGGGTATGGACTTGGGTCTTACGCCTGCTGCTGTTATCGGCCAACAGGACCCTCGTGGACGCGCACTTGTTCTCGCAGAGGCCGTCAGCTTCGACATGGGTGTCCAACGCTTCGTCCGACAGGTCCTCAAGCCGCTGCTCTTCGAGCGGTTTTCGGGGTCGCCCATTCTCGTCGTCACCGATCCTGCCGGTATTCAACGGGCGCAGACCGACGAAAGGTCTGCTGTAGATATCATACGGGCAGAAGGGTTGAAGGTAATACCTGCGAGGACTAACTCGATTTCAGCCCGCATCAACGCGGTGGACGACTACCTCATGCGGCAGGTGGACGGTGACCCGGCCTTCCTCGTGGACCCCGGTTGTACACAGCTTAAGGCTGCAATGATGGGCGGATATCGCTATAAACCCAAAGGCGATAGCGATATCGACAAGAACAAACACTCACACGTTGCAGAAGCCTTGCAGTACCTGATGCTGCACATCGCCACGGCGGGTGAAGGCATGGCCCTCCAGCAGAAGCGTGAGATCAAGGTTCTTGCAGCCGCAGGCTGGACGTAGTATGGTGGGTTTCCTCCCTGAACTTGGCTCCCGGCACACCCACCGGGGGCCATTTCTTTTAGGTATTGCAACCCTAGAACAAATCCTTTACAACTACCGAACATGGCTGCTGGACTGAGCATATTTCGTGTAGTGTCCAACGATGAACTCGCTCGTCAGGAGCGGGAGCAGATAGACCGTGAGCTTGCCGCGCGGCAGAACAGTTCGCTCATGCTTGGCATCGTGGCGTATCTGCGCGAGTGCTGGGACGCGGCGAAGATCGCCAAGGAGCCGATCAAGGATATCATGCTCAAAGCCATGCGCCAGCGCAACGGCGAGTATGAACCGGAGAAGCTCAATGCGATTCAGAAGCAAGGCGGCTCCGAAGTCTATATGATGATCACCGAGGTGAAGTGCCGCGCCGCCGAAAGCTGGTTGCGGGACATCCTCCTCGATACGGGCACACCCCCGTGGGACATCCAGCCTACACCCATCCCCGACCTTTCACCTGTGCAGATGCAGGAGATCAAGGCGGCGTTCGCGGACATGGTCGCACGCCTGCTTCAGGAAGAGCTTCGCGCCATGACGCCGTCCGAGATGGCCGAGGCGAAGGAAGCGATCTCACAGGAGTACCGCTTCAAGCTGTTGCAGGCAGCGCAGAACCGCGCTGACAAGATGAAGCACAAGATTTCCGACCAGTTCGCAGAAGGCGGATGGGCCGAGAGCTTCAACGACTTCATCACCGATCTCGTCACCCACCCCGCTGCCATCATCAAAGGTCCAGTTGTACGCCGCCAGCGTACTCTTGGCTGGCAGCAGGACGCTTCTGGGCGCACGATAGCCGTTCCGGTAGACAAGATCGCACCGGAGTATGAGCGGGTTGATCCGTTCTACTTCTACCCGGAGCCGGGGATCACCCGCATTCAGGACGGGTATTGCTTCCAGCACCACCCGCTGACCCGCATGATGCTGTCCGATATGATCGGAATGCCGGGTTATGACGATCAGGCGATCCGCAAGCTACTCGAAGAGGGTAACGGAGCCTCGTGGATCACCCCGGATACCGGTCTCCTCAAGGATGAGGAGGAGCGTAAGTACTACACCGAGATGCGTCCAACCATGATTTACGACGCTCTGGAGTTCTGGGGTAAGATTTCCGGTCAGATGTTGCGCGAGTGGGGCATGTCTGAGGACGAAGTGCCCGATCCGGCGCTTGAATACGATGCAAACGTGTGGGTTTGCGGTAATTACGTCCTCAAGGCGG